CCCCGGCGGCCCCGGCCAGGGGGTGGCGCGGGGGGGGGCGGCGGCCAGTCCCCGCCCGCCCCGTGACCATCCCTAGCCAGTCACCGTCCAGCAAGGAGGACAGATGCCCATCATCGCACCTAAGCAGCGCATCGAGGCGCCGGTCACTCAGCGTCCCACTGGCGGGCTGTTCTCCCAGTTCGCGCCCATCGAGGACTCCTCGATCCGCTGGGAGAACGGCGTCACCTGGGAGGACGTCGCACGAGCCGACATCGGCTCCATCGGCCAGTACCAGAAGCCCGGCACCGTCAAGGGCCTGCCCAAGACCCTGGACACCCCGCGGGGCGTGACTCTGGAGTCCCTGGAGCCGCTGACCCTCTACGCCGTGTTCCGCACCACGCCCCTCGACCACACCCCTGAGGAGGCCGTCGCCATCGCGGCCCAGCGCCTCGCTCAGTACGAGGAGTACGAGATCGAGAAGGCCCTGTGGTCCGGCGTCAAGGGCGCGGGCCCCGCCCTGGTTAACGTTCAGGAGTGGGCGAACAACTCCGGCCCTCAGGACGCGGAGAGCGCCTGGAATGCCTCGGAGCACTACGCCCGCACCCCCGGGATCAAGCCGACCTTCCACGTCTCGCGCCGCCTGTGCGGTCTGCTGACGGCCCGACAGATGTTCGAGTGCAAGCCCGACGGTACGTTCCAGACCAAGATGGGCACCCCCGTCGTGGCCGGGTACGGCTACGTAGACAAGCCCCCGGTCATCGTCTCCACCGGCCCAATCCAGATTTACCGCGGGGACGTCTTCACCTCGACCAACGGTGGGGGCGGCTTCGACAAGGGTCAGAACGACCTGACGGCCGTCGCCGAGCGGCAGTACGTCATCGCGTACAACTTCGATGACGCCTACAAGGTTCAGGTCAGGACCGACCCCGGCTCAGGCACCTACAAGCCCCGGACGTTCTGAGCCCCGATGACCTACTCACCAACTCCAACATCAACGGGAAGGATGCGCTGAGCCATGGCTAAGACGCACTCATACACACCAGTGCTGGGGAAGCGCATCCGCGTCACCCCGCTGGACACCTGCGGCAAGTTCGACAAGGCGCAGCACAAGCCGGTGGCTACCTCCGGCTTCGTGTCGGTCAAGCTCGCCGCTGAGGTCGAGGACGGCACGGAGATCACGGTCCGCAAGGCCGATGGCTCCCTGTGCGTCAACGAGAAGCAGTCCAACACCTTCAAGTACTTCACGGTCGAGCTCGAGTTCTGCGGCGTGAACCCCTCCGTCCTGGACATCGTGACCAACGCCACGAAGTACCTGGACCACGCCGGCGACACCGCAGGCTTCAAGGTCGCCTACGGCAAGATCGAGAAGAAGTTCGCTCTCGAGCTGTGGACCGGCCTGTCCGGCCAGGCCTGCGCGGCAGGCGCCGAGGACGCCAGCGGCTACCTGCTGCTACCCTTCATCACCGCTGGAACCGTCGGCGACATCGAGGTCACGGGTGAGGACGCGATCTCGTTCTCCATGACCGGCGCCGTGACCAAGTCCGGCAACGCCTGGGGCGTCGGCCCCTACGACGTGGTCAAGAAGGCCAACGCCGGCGGCGGCTTCGTCAACGCGAAGCTCCCCACCGCCCTCGACCCGCTCGACCACCTCCTCATGATCGACACGGCTCTCGCTCCCCCGCCGGACAGCGACCAGCCCGTCACCGTCCCCTGAGCCCTACCCCACCTCAGAGGCACTGACAGCCCCGTAGAGCGCACAAACGCCCTGCGGGGCTGTCGCCGTACCTGCTCCACGTGAAACCTCCTCCACGCCCCTTAGGAGACGCCTATGGGTATACTTTTCCGTGCGGGCACCGCCTATGGAATCCCGGCGGCGTAGCCATCCCGCACCACGCGCGCGTTGTAGGAGAGGGAATGCAGGACATCGAGAGGGGCTACGGGCCCGGAGACTGGCCGGTCTCCTACAGCGCGTGCGAGGACCTCAAGGAGTACCTGGACGAGGCAGGCCGCCCCGAGCAGCAGCACACCTTCGAGGCCATGGCGACCCAGCTTCTATGGGAATGGACGGGCCGCCGGTTCGGGACCGACATCGTCGTGATCCGGCCCGAGCCGGCCGACTGCGTGCCGCCGCCCACCTACCAGTCCCAGGACTACCTGAGAAGCTTCCTCCCGTTCCGCCTGGCCGGCGTGCTGCACGACGTCGTGTGCGGGGTGTGCGGTCCCTACTGCACCCACACCGCAGGGACTCCGGCCATCCGCCTGCCTGGGAACGTCCACCGCGTGCACCAGGTCACGATCAACGGCAAGGTGCTCCCGCTGGGCGCGTATCGCCTCATCAACCACTCTGTGCTCCAGCTCACGGGGCGCACCTCACCGCTCGGCCCCGATGTTCCGCTTGTATTCCCCCAGGTACAAGACCTATCGCGGCCTACGACTGAGGAAGGCACCTGGGAGATTCGCTACTCGCAGGGTGTTCCCGTCCCCGAGGGCGGTCAGGTTGCCGCCGGAGTCCTCGCGCTTGAGCTGGCCAAGGCGGCCTGCATGGACCGCGACTGTGCTCTCCCGGCGCGCCTCCAGTCGGTCACCCGACAGGGCGTCACCGTGCAGGTGCAGGACGACTTCGACGAGATGCAGGAGGGCCGGACCGGCATCTGGCTGGTCGACTCCTGGGTCGCCTCGATCCGCAAGCCCCGACAGGCCGCCCGGGCCTACAACCCCGACGACTACGCGCGCCGTCAGCCGTCCAACCGCCGTGGCGGGGTGATCTGGTGAGCCCCGCGCCGCGACTGACCCGCCGTAATCGCGCCCAGAGCGAGGACTACGCCGCCCTGTCGGGGCGAGTCGCCTCGCCGGTGCCGTCCGTCGTCCACTCCACCGCGCTCGCCCTGCTCAAGGGCGGGGCGGCCGCGCTGTCCAACGCCGTCTCTCAGGCCTACGTCGCGCCAGGCGCTGAGGTTGCCTGGGACGAGTGCTGCGCAGGGCACCTCTACGTTCGCACCGTCTCCGTCTCTCCCGTCTTTGGCCCCCGCGCCGCTGACGGAGAGGCGTGCTCGGTGCGCTACTGGGCCGCGACCTACGCGCTCGGCACATTGCGCTGCGTCGAGGTCGTGGATGACCGGGGCCGCGGACCGCGCCCCTTCGACCTGACGGCCGACGCGGCCGTCCTGCACCAGGACATGGCGGACCTCGGCCAGTTCCTGACGTCGTCCACGAACGCCAACGACATGGACTGGCAGGCCTCCGGCCCTGATGGGGGATGCGTGGCCGGCGAGTGGACCTTCACGGTCCGGCTGGCCTGCCCGTGACGCCTATTCCAGGCTAGAGGTGTGCGATGGTTCACGTAAACGTCCGGTTCAAGGGCCCCATCCGTGAGGACAAGGTGGCCCAGATCACTAAGCAGGCGGCCCTGAAAGCGTCCCGACGTACTCAGGGCCGCATCCAGCGCAACATCCGTGCCAAGGGGCGCGTGAACTCTGGTCGCATGGTTAACTCCGTCACCATTGAGCGCGTCCCCGGCAAGCACCCGCTGAACCCGACCTTCGAGATCGGGGCGCGCACGCCGTACGCCGCCTACCAGGAGAAGGGCACGCGCGCCCACGGGCCGGTAAAGGCGTCGCGCATGGTCTTCACTCCGAAGGGCTCGAGCCAGACCGTCTTCGCGAAGTGGGTCAAGGGGATCAAGGGCGCCCACTTCGTTCGGGACGCGGTGCGGCTTATCAAGCCCTCTGACTTCCATTAGAATCGCCTCATGGCTACTATCACGATCCCCGGCAAGACCCGGAAGTCCATCACCGTTGAGCTGGTCGGTACCGAGTACAAGGTCCGACCCCCGAAGGCCGCCGTCGCCATCTTCCTGTCCCAGGCGCTCAAGGACGCCGACGAGGACTCGGAGAAGATCATCGAGGGCCTGGCCAAGTGGTGCCACGTTCTCTTCGGCAAGGAGACCGGCGCCGAGGTCGTCAAGCGGCTGAAGAACCCCGCTGACGACCTCGACATCCCCGACCTGACCGATCTCATCTCCGCCGTCATGGAGGAGGCTGGGGAGAACCCTCCTACGTGATCCAGCGCCTCCTCGCCTCGGCGCATACGGAGTGGGACTACATCGACGGGTTCTGCCTCGGGCACGGGATCGACCTTGAGACCCTGCCCCTGAACCGGTTCTGCCACGTCATGTGGTGGATTCTCACCCGCAACGCCGAGGACGGGGGCGCTACCGAGAAGCTGAAGAGGGACCTGTGGCTCCCGCCCAAGGGCGTCGAGGTCACCGACCCGCGCAGCCCCTGGTACTCGGGCAACGAGGCGAGCGGCTTCGGGTCCCTTAAGTCGGCCCTCGGGATGTGACAGCACATATAAGACACGCCTATGCGGGCGGTATCATGGCCTCAGACAGGAGTCGGGCCGCGATGCCGCCCCCCCCGCCCACGGGGCGGGGCGGGGGGCCG